CTCCATCATCGAAGGGAGACATACGATGAAAAAACCAACCGAAGCCCAGCTTGAGACCTTCGTGGACTTTGCGTTCCACCAGAACAAGGCAGAAGCCGTCAACCGGCAGGCGGCCTCTGTGCTTGTCAGTGAGGACGATTATGACGAGTACGCTCGTCTTAGCCGCATCTCTTACGCACATGCCTCTCTGGCCGTAAACATCGCGCGCGATGAACTTGGCATGACTGACGATCAAATCGACAAGTGCAACCACCTGCTCATTACATGGGCGGCCGCTTATGAGGAGGCGGCGGCATGACCACCTGCCCATCATGCGACGGAGAAGGCCGCTGCCTGTACGAGATCGAGGTCGCCGCACCAATGGCATGGCGCGGCGGCGGTTTTGAAGAAAGGGAGATGCGGTGCCATCTCTGCGAGGGATCAGGCGAAGTTGACGAGGAGGTCGCCGAGAGTTACGATCCTTGACGTGATATTCCTCCTAAACTGACCCCGCCTCGGCGGGGTCTTTTTTATTTCGTGTCGGTCTGCTTGGTCTTGTCGTATGACCGCATTCCGGCGATGCCGAGCATACCGAACAGCAGCGGCATCATCACGCTCATGTCAGCCTGCGGGATCACGATGCCGAGCCCGGCGCA